GGTATATTTGATGGTGGGGTGCATTATCATTGGATGTCTTCTGGTGACCATATTGTAGGAGGGGCTACCACGCTCACAGTTGCGGGTGTTAGCCTTGAAACCTCTGCAGATTGGAACCTGAGCGCCTCAGATGTTAATGGAAAAGTGGGAACTTCACTAGATTTGTGGGGTGCAAAGGCATCTGCAATATCTAAATGGGATATAGATGACCTATCTTATGACGGCTTGGAACTTGGCGCAGGATATGCTATTCCTGTGGCTGCCGGTATACATATCACTCCGTCCGTTGGTATGGACTTTGACGGCGACTGGGAACGTGGCGATGCAACTGCTTCTGTTTCTATTAACTTATCATTTGGCAGAAATGGAATTCCAGCATCTTAAAATAGTTAAGGAGTCTTATAGTAAGCATCTATGGTTTACGATTAGAATATCCTCTATACTTTTCTTGCTTTCTATATGTGCCATTATTCATGGGCTTCTTCCTTCTATACTGGTGGGAACAGTATCAGATAAGATCAAGCATTTAAATACGGTTCTCAGTGAAAGATGAATATAGACGCTAAATTCTTTGGCATTATTATTTTTCTGGTAAGTCAAACGGCTGCTGGAATATGGTGGGCTGCAAGTTTATCTTCTGAAGTAGAAAGGCTTGGGGGTGTTCAAGGCACATCAATTCCGTCGATAGAAAAAGCCATTGAGGGTCTGGACGTTATGGGTTTCAGGGTAAATCAACTTAGTAAAGATCTAGAAAAAATAAATAACCGCAATGACGATATTGAGGATCAGCACTCCAGATTGTTTGAGGCTTTGCAGGGGAATCAAATACAGCAAAACTCAAAGGGTTATGGCGGGTACGAATGAGCGATGCGATTGATGTAAGCGACAAGACTAAATTCGCTATGCCTGTACGCAACCTGATATCTCTGGTTGCATCTGTGGCTGTAGGTGTCTGGGCTTACTTTGGCATTATTGAGCGACTTAACATGATTGAAACTCAAGCAATTTTAGTTCAGGCTGATCTTGTTAAGAACACAGAGTTTAGAATCAAGTGGCCTAGAGGGGAGCTTGGCGCGTTACCCGCAGATGCAGAACAGTTCATGTTAATTGAACACTTATCGGGGGAGTTCGACAAACTTCTCCACAATATTGAAACAGGTAAAGCCCCCTTTGACCAACAACAAGCACTCACTCTGGACTTCTATAAGCAGAGAATAGAAACCCTTGAGGGAAAGGTAGAGGTATTAAAGGACACAGTGGCAGACCTAAAGGCTCATAATGGGAGCGCAAGATGATAATTAAAACTATGTTTGTGCTTATGCTGTTTGTTAATGGAAGTGTCATTGAGTTTATGGGACACCATGAGAATGAGAAAGGTGAATGGGTGGAGATGGGTGTACCCGGATGTCTCTCTATGAAGAGGACACTTTCTAGGAATGGATGGAAAGACAACGCTGACACTAACACCAGATACGCCTGTGAAAAACATGAGGTTGCAGTAGAAGATAACTGGGAAGGCAGAGAAGTGGTGAGGAAAATAATTGACTAATGATAATAACGACACAAGCGCAAGAGAAGGTCGATCAGACTCTCAATGGAGAAGGATTCTTGGGTATCCACTTAGAAGGTGGAGGGTGTTCCGGCTACAAAATCAAGCTATCTCCCACTGGAAGTTTACCAGAGGATGCTATGATGATCTCAGATACTATTTATTCTGATGCCCATTCCCTTGACTTACTTGGAGATGCGTCTATGGATTGGGAAGACGATCCATTCAGACCCTCATTTAAATTTGTTCCGCCAACCGGATCGCACTCATGCGGGTGTGGATCAAGTTTTCAACTGGATTAACAACTATGGAGACAATAAATGGAAATAATCAAAAAGATATGGAAAGAAATCTCAGAAAAACCTTTATGGGCAATCGCTATTTTAATGGTTGCATGGTGGCTCTTTGCTTAATCATCCTAACAGGATGCTCAACGATCAAGAAGGCGGCGATAGTAGGGGCATCGGCTGGATTGGGTGCGACTGCAGGGAGTGTGATCGGTGGGGGTGCGATTGCACCAATAGCGGGGAGCATGGCGGGTGCCTCTGTAGCCTCTGTCGTGACGGATGGAATGAAAGGGGAGTCAGCTCAGGCACTTGAGGTAACAGGGGATGCCACAATTATACAAGAAGCTCCCTCTAATTTCTTTTCATTGTTGCAACAACTTGTGGAGATGGGCGGATGGTTGCTGATATTAGTTATCTTAGTGCCGATGGTTCTGGGCTGGGTGCTTCCGGGACCGCTGGAGAAGAAGAAGAAAAAACGCTAGTCCTAATAAGGTGGATGGATATAATATCCTACTCTGATTGGACGACGCATGATAAGGTGTCATGCCCAACCTTTGAGAGCATAGGCTGGCTTGTACATAAAGATGGAAAAGAAATAAAAATAGCCACCACACTAGACAAGTATGATGGCTTAGGAGAACAGGAAGGTAGAGCAACTTACTACGGGGTCACTTCTTTTCCCTCTGGTTGCGTTCTTGAATGCGTTGTTCTGCATACTCATCCAAGCTGATACCCTCCATCTGCTCAAATCTTTCCCCCCATGTCAACCCTGACTTGGGGGTTTTTTTATTTCTATTTACCCAACAGAATCTAGCAAAGTAATACCTCCTATCTTGTTGATCTTTATCATATTTTTCACTCCATTTGCTATAGTCTTTCATCCAATTTATCTATCGTCAAAACGTGCATGTCTGACCTAGTTGTATAGGAGGGCATGTTAGGATCAACATAACCTTTAGGCCACAGTTCAGACTCAGAGAAATAATCCTCTGTTGTTTTAAAACCACACAACCATAGGTGTTGCGGGTCTATATATTTTCCCCCGCTATCCCTATCCCCATACTGCAAGCTAAGAAATGCGTAAGTATCAGGTCTTTGGTGTTTACTATACACCGCTACCTGTACTATGTAATCAGGTCTTGGCTTGACAGCCCTCTGTTTTGTTTTCACTTCCAACTTCTTACCACCCACTACCATGTCATAGTCTTTGTTGTCAGCTACCTCTACTCCAAGATATTTAGACAAGGCAAGCTCCCCTAACCTGCCTGCAAAAGATCCCATTACCTGAGCCTTACCGTTGAGTATGTTGTGGTGGAATTTCTTTACATGATTCTTGGACCACTCCATAGCAGTATCCATCATCTCTTCATCAAATTCAAGTTCTCTCATATTCCTTTACCTTATTTATTATTGCCAAATCCCTCTCTTCTTTATCTTGGAATGGTCCATTACAGCAGAGATATGTCTTCTTGGTAGAAGACAGGAGAAACCATAAGGAGCCATCCGGTCTTGAAAATCTTTCACATCTATAATCTGTCCCTTCAACGCGACCAAAGTTAAAAGCACTTCTTTTCATCCATGATATTCTCACCGTAACTCTTTCATTTTTCTGTGCAAGTGTAATGCACACCTGAATGCTAAGAAGTTCTCCTCCACATCCTCAGACCTTACGGACTGAAACTTACCAGTCTTCTTATCGCATCTTAAAATGTACGTCGCATCCACTGGCATACCAGTCATATCCTCTACCGCCTTAGCATAAGCGGCCACCTGAAGGTGATACTCCGGGTAAATTCTCTTTGATGTCTTCCAATCAATAACCGCATGTTCACCGTTAATGGTAGCAACCGCGTCTGCCGTACCCGCATACCCGTAATCGCGGTGGTATAGTTTCTGCTCAACCGCAAGCCACTCCACCTCATTCTCCTGTAACCAAGCCTGAAATGCCTTAATAGCAGTCTGAGCTTCCTTTTGTTTAGGCATCTTAGGTTCCTCACCTTCCCCAAGATGAAACTGTATAGCCTTCTCAACCCATTCATGTGTTATTGTTCCTATATTTATTGCGTCAGTAGACGTACTCTTGTAAGCCGTCTTTACTCCGTTGGAAAGAAAATCAATTCCCGCAGTCTTTGTAAGGTTTTTTGCCAACCACTCAACACCTTCCTTCAGCGCCCACGGAACTAGGGCGGGTTTGGATATTATGCCGCAAGCCTGAGTGACGGACGGCACAATCTCCTTACCAACCATATAAGAGTGATAGGCTTCAGCGAACTGAAGCTCTACCTTCTCCCCATCGTGATAGTTAATAATCAAAACGGTATGTCTGTAGCCTCAACAGCAGGCTTAGTAGACCCGTTCCCACTATTGTACGGCTCCTGTAACTTGCCGGAGAAATAGCGGTTCCCTTTTTTGGAAACGTTATCCCAAAGAGATATTGAGATTTCCTCCCCATGCCACAAAGCAGTGCCAGTGAAATCAGGACGCTTCTCATTTCCATCTTTATCATTTACAAATAGTACAATCGTATCATCTTTCATGTCCATCTTAGTTTCCTCTTAGTTTCATTTAATGTCACCCTACCATACGTTGATTAGCCTGTTCAGTGCGCCACACTTCTATCCTTAGCTCATTCTGTTTCAGCTTCCACCGTAATTCTTCTTCAGCTTCAATCGCTATAGCTATAGCTTTGTTGGCCTGTTCCATTTCCGGCTGAATGTTTACCCAGTGTTCCTTATCAGCCACCGTTTTACCAAGCGCCCTACCATACAGTATTGACCTCTGTGTTTTCTTAAACTCCTGTACTTGAAATGAGTTCGCCTTAGCTTCTGCGTACTTGGGCGCAAGCTCTTCTATATTATCTAACCAAACTTCTGTACTCTTCTTCATATTTTAAACCATATCACCTCATCTTTAAACGCTTTGTCGATTGTTTTCAGTATCCAATAGGCCTGCAGGTCAAGTAACTCAGCGTTACCGTTGTGCAGATCCATATGGTGCTTGTAACACAAAGGCATAACAAAATAATCGTTTGCCTTTCTAGCGGCGCTACCAGATAAGGGGCTACACCTCCCCCTTAAATGGTGAGCGATGATAGTATCATCCTCAATACCACAATCAATACAAGGGAGTGATGCCACCCACTCCCTATATTTTTTACTCTCTATTTTTGGCTCCTTTGCAAGCATCACCCTTTATCCTCAGACATGTGATACTCTATTAACAGATTAGCATACTCAACGATCTTACGCAAGTCCCCCACCGGATCTCCTTTCTTATTCCAACGGCTTGCATACTTAACTATATTGCCACTACAAAAGTCCAGTTCATTAGCCGTGATATAATCTATTGGCGTAATCTTCATTGAGTTGTAGTAGTCCGGTTTCATATTCCACAGACCCCGCTTAAGCATTGCTCTTCACTGTTGTCCTCAAATACCACTCCACGCTTGCTGTGAGCCTCCTCATAAGGAACGGACGCTATAGGCTGACCACCCCTACTACCGTCTGGATAGATCGTCAGACCGCGCAATCCCGGAGCATACTTACGAACAATTCTTGCAAACTCCTTAACCCTGTCTTCATTATTAAACTCTGTACCCCACGCAGGAAGGTTTATCGTGGAGCTAATTGCATGGTCCACATATTTCTGAAGCTCATGCTGAAACTTTATTCTCCTCTCAAAATCTTCAGCTAAGTCTACCGCCGACTCTATAGAATCGGGACTGATTCCTTCTTTAATAAGCTGTTCTGCTGTACCGTCAACGACAAATTGATACTTCCATCTGGTTCCTTCTGTAAGGTAACGACGGCGGTATGCGACCGCATAGATTGGCTCAACTCCACTAGTTGTTCCAGACAAGATGCTAATTGTTCCAGTAGGTGCGATGGCTCTGTATCCTTTAGGTCTGTTAAGAAAAAGTCTGTCACAATGCTCATTTGCTGCTCTTGTGCTTTCTTGCTCATACACTTTCATCCATGTTTTTAATTCATCAGTAAATTCATACCGATATCCTCTCTTCAATAACCATTCATGCATCCCCATAAGACCAAGACCAATGCGACTGTTCTGCTGTCGGACCTTCTCAACCTTCTCATATGGTAGATGCGCTCTAATTAATCCGCATACAAGAAACTTGGACGCTAGATTAACCACATCCCTCAACTCTTCAATGCTCTCTATGTTGGCAAGATTAACTGAACCCAAGTTACATACATCTGAGTCATCTTCTGATGTAATCTCAGTACAGGCATTGCGTAAGGTTTCATTCTGCTTCTCACCAAAGTTAAAAGAAAATCCCGGCTCACCCGTCATCATAGCTTGTCGGCAATTCTCCATAAACACATCAGACATTCCATTCTTTAGCCATGCATCATCATAGTTAAGACTGACATTCATCATGTCTAGCGGTGCGGCATAGTTAAAGTTTAATTTCTTCATGTCAGCAATGCTATACTCCTGTTGCTTACCCAGTCTCATATCATGCCAGTTCTTAGCCTTTAATAAGGTTCCTGCATCTTCATGTGCCCAATTAAGAGAGCCATACAGTGCTGATCTACGGCTACCGCCCTGCATTACGTTCCTTCCCACCTCATTCAGTGTATAAAGCAACGGAATCGGGCCGGATGCTACACCGCCTGTACGCCTAAGCTGTCTACCACTTGGTCTACAAATAGAAACATCAACACCAATACCACCACCAGTCATTAAGCATGACATAGCTCTCTGTGTAACAGCGGCCCACTCTTCCCGGCTATCATCCTCCAGTCTTAAAAGATAGCAGTTATTAAAGAACCTTGCATCACGCCCTGCATACCACAGGTATCTTCCACCGGGCATGAATTTAAATTCAGAGATGAACCGGGCTAACTGATCCCGGTCACCCTTTGCCATTAAGTTATTTTTCTGACCATCCATATCACCGCAGACGTAGTTGACTACGGTGTTAGCACGATCCTCCCACGTTTCATAAGGGTTGGATGCGTACTTCTGCTTGAATATGTTTTGGCCTAGCTCAGTCCTGAACTGCATTGCTGTACTCTTGTTTCCATTGTTCAATTTCTTTCCCCTCTCTTTTTGCCATGAGCGCGTCAAATCCATCTGGCGTAGCCCACTCAGCAGGTTTCTTATTTTTATCAAATGCAGAGGGATGGTAGAGGTAACGACCCACCCCCCATTGTACAGCAGACCTCTTTAGAGAGTCGGACAACCCACCCTTTGCGCCTTCAATATTACTATCGTCTGCTCCATCAGCTTTTGTTATCCAATTACCCTGTATGTAACAGCTAAGATAACACACCACTCTACCACCGATAAACTCATACTTAGTCTGCCAACCACTAACTCCAAATACAGAGTCAAGTCTATCCATTACATCCCTAGCTGTGATATATACAAGCTCACCACTCCCACCTTGACCCTTACGCCACCGTAAGCGACGCGGATCGAACGGTCTTTTGAGTGCTACCTCTACCTTTTTATCCATTATGCGCTCCCACCAAAAATTAGAACACCAACTATTAGTAAAACAGTTAAGCCCATATATACTTCTTTCTTTTTAAGTAACTTCATTATTTCCCCTCTTCAATAAGTTCCTCATGGTAAGAGCCATCCTCTTCACGCCATGCCTTGTATTTCTTCTCAACCCACTCACCTCTAGTAACTATAGCTGGTTCCTCTTTGGTTCCCACATTCTCCAAAGCTCTATTGTACTTGATAGGGGAAAATAATTCCTCCATCATTGAGCTAAAATCGTAAGGATTTACTGACCTTCTTAACATAATATCATACTCCTTTTGATAGTTCAACAAAATATTGAGCATCCACCACAACTAGTGGTTGCTTCCGGTTCTTCTTAATCACAAGCAACGGCTCATAAACTCCTGAGTTGGCCTGCGCCTGCTCATAAGACTTCCATACATTCAGTGACTCTTGATTCTTGCACTCCACTGAATACGGAAATACTTTACGTGCCTGTGAGGAGAACATTAAGTCCTCACCACCAGCACCCATACTACGGCTCTCTACGTCATCAGGGTTCAAGTCTAGCTCTTTAACTAGCAACTGCTTGAACCACTGTTGCAGTCGCCTGCCTTTGGCTTTTGCGCTTTGGTGGTTCATATAATGCTACCTTATGTAGTTCTCCCATTACACCACCTTTAGGTGGCTGTTCCTCCACACCTATGGGGTGCGGTAGGTCGTCATTAGTGTAGTAATTAAGTGATGCCATGCAGAGGTTCAAATCCAAATCCCCCTCTGCCCCGTCAAAATTACGCGCTTTACATAGACTGAAGTATGCATCCGGTGAGCTTGGATTCTCATCATAAGTACGCCCAAACAGTATTACATTGTCAGTTCTATTTGTTATGTCCGCCGATCCCGCGACAGACCACTTATCCAAACGGTCAGTTAAACTCTGACCTTTTCTTGCATGTGCCACCAGTATAACGTGTATACCTAAATTCCTGGCGCAGTTAGCAAGCGCACAAACCACAGCTTTTTGCCCGTTCCAATCGTCTGATGCCATACTCATTGTCATCAGCGAATCCACAAGAACAAGGTTAATACCCAAGTTATCTACTGAATACCTAATCACCGATATCAGAGTGTTATAGTCAATGGACCCATGCTGGTCGTATAAAAACAGCTTTTTATTTGACCATCTTGTAAAGTCCAACCCCGCATCCATAGTAGGTTCAACTTGCAATGATGCTTGCCTCCACATTCTAGCCAGTTGAGCTTTAGGTGACATCTCAAGGGAGATAGATAGGCACTTACTGCCCTGCTCCATAGCAGATAACATAATCTGAGAAGCTAACAGGGATTTCCCTGCCCCATTGATACCCGCCAACACCGTCATCTCTTCAGGTCTAAGTCTGAACTTTGTGTCAAAATACTTGAATGGTAGCTTGATACCCTTGAGTTTTTCACCTGACAGATAATAGTCCATAACCTCATCGGTAAAATCAGACGCAGACCGTATGTTTTGCTGTGCATCTGTCAGTTTTCTATATGGTTTTAGCTCTTCTTTGCTAATTTTCATCCTTTTTCTCCTTGAAAACCCAATAATCTGAATCTTCTAAACTCAATAGTAAACCATATTCATCCCTTTTACCAGAGTTTGGATTCCAAAAGGGGTTATTTTCCCTCTTTCCCTTAGTTGTAGCCATCATAAAGGCGGAGTCCCAATTCACATTCCTGTACCCAAGACCTCCAGATCTAACTGCCGGTGATGATAATTCCTCAGTCGATTGAGTCCGTTTAGGATCGTGTTCCGTATTGTCGGAAAAGAATTCTGCACCCGTTAGATTCTGAAGTCTCTGGTATATCCTCCATGCCTCCCTGATGTACCTATCGACCTTCCTCTTATCTGTTTTTGTTTTCTTTAGGGTGTCAATTGCATCTAACGCCCTGTTTCTAAGCGTATCAGAGGGCATCATGCCCGTCTTTTCCGCCGTAGCTACAGCCATCTTAGGTAGGTTACGTAAGACGTTTATAGCTTTGTCTGCTCTGTCCATATATAATAATGCATTACCTGTAAGTTGTTGATTTTTAATAGTATTCTTCAATGTACCAATCGTTGTATTCCATGTCATCGTCAGCTTGCTGACGCATATTATTTTTAAGTTCCTCCTCCCAATACTCTGGAGGGACCAGTGAAGGCTCCCCCTTTAGTGGTTTATGAATATCCCGACATCCACCCATAAATGGGTCACAATTTTCCCAAGTTTTCATATCCCTAATGCCTCCAAAAGTTCCTCATCTGAACACGGCTCAATTGGGCGTTTGTCGTCGTGAGATGCGTCAGTTCGGACAGCGTACTCCATAACATCTGACTTATAGACGTCACCATACTCCCAACTTCCGTAGGTTAGCGGGGATTTCACCGCGCAGAACCAACGTGCATACGGACCTTCATTACGTTCTAACTGGTACTTTTTAAGAACGTGCCATGTCCAGCCCTGCGGATTTTCCCAAACTTCATATGGGTTGTTTACTTCTCTGGATTTTGCATACGGATTTTTTTCTCTTCCCATCGTCTATCCCTCTCCTGTAGTTCGACACTCAGTTGAAATTGTAACCAATCCAGTGAATCGTCAGACCAGTTCATGATACGCCGGAACAACTCTGTTTTTCTTTCCTCTGAAATTTCCATTTAATAAACCTTCCTATAGAGTAGACCTCCTATTTATAAGATTACTAAAATTTTCAAAAATATGCAACAGTTTTCCAAACTTTCTTTTTTACCCTTTGATATCAATGGCTTACGCCTGATGCATTAGTTATGTAGACAATAGATGTTTTTTTTGATATATTTATTTATGGGGTGACTTGACCTTTCAATTATGAGCCTTAGCTGTGGCTCCATCAAGCAACTAGCGGCTATTGATTCTAGGGCGCTTAAGACGGCGCGGTAAACAGGCATAACTGCCACAAAGGGCGGATGTTTCACAGCATCTAAAAATAACTGTACCTGATAAACTTAGACTCTTACCCCACGTTACAATTCCCACAAGAGGATAGCGTGATAGTTCCGGGCAGTCCGGTCTTATTGACAATTGCGTCTAAATTATATTTGTTGTAAAAATACAACACTATGGCATCAGAAGAAACAAAAACACAACGCCGCGCTAGGCTCCAACGTAACTACGTAGCCAAGCACAACAAACAGAGAGCAAAAACGCATAAAAGCACAAGAGACTATAGCCGACAACAGAAACACCGACACGGTGTC